CGTTGTTCCATTTCTCAAAAAGTTTGAAGCAACTGTCCGATGCTGCACACAAAATGGCATCAGAGGCGGAAGCGCAACAGTCCACTTCCCAATCTGGCACCAAGAAATAGAAGATATTATTGTCTTAAAAAACAATAAAGGAACTGAGGACAACCGAGTTCGTAAGTTAGACTACAGTATCCAAATCAGCAAACTCTTCTATGAACGATTCATTCAAGATGGAGAAATCTCCCTATTCAGTCCGCATGACGTTCCTGGTTTGTATGATGCTTTTGGCTCTCCTGGATTTGACGAGCTTTATGTGGTTTATGAACGAGATCAATCTATTCCAAGAAAGACTGTCGGAGCTCAAAAACTCATTCTGGACCTTCTGAAAGAGAGGGCAGAGACTGGTCGTGTTTATATCATGAACATTGACCACTGTAATGAGCACTCGTCATTCAAAGACAAGGTTTATATGAGTAACCTGTGTCAGGAGATTACACTTCCTACAGATCCTCTCCAACATATCGATGGCGAAGGTGAGATTGCCTTGTGTATTCTCTCTGCCATTAATGTTGGTAAGGTTAAGTCTGATGATGAACTTGAAGATTTATGTGATCTTGCGGTACGTGGTTTAGAAGAATTGATTGACTATCAGGAATACCCTGTAGAAGCGGCAGAGATCGCCACAAAGGCGCGTCGTTCTCTTGGTGTGGGATTTATTGGTCTGGCACACTATTTGGCAAAACTTGGGTACAATTATGACTCTCAAGAAGCATGGGATGCTGTTCATGGACTCACTGAAGCGTTCCAATATTATCTTTTGAAGTCTTCCAATCAACTTGCTATCGAGAAGGGAGCATGTAGTGGTTTCAGCCGAACAAAATATGCTGATGGAATTCTTCCCATCGATACATACAAGAAGGATGTAGATGCAATCTCTTCGATCAAATATGAGCATGACTGGAATACTCTTAGAGCATCTATTGTCGAACACGGACTACGGCACAGCACGCTGTCCGCACAAATGCCTTCTGAGAGCAGTTCCGTTGTGTCAAATGCCACAAATGGAATTGAACCTCCTAGAGGATACTTGTCCATTAAGAAATCAAAGAAGGGACCCCTTAAGCAGATTGTTCCACAATACCAAACTCTTAAGAACAACTACACTCTCCTTTGGGATATGCCTAACAATACTGGGTACATTAACATTGTTGCAGTTATGCAAAAATTCTTCGACCAAGCAATCTCTGGAAATTGGTCCTACAACCCAGAAAATTATCCCGATAATGAAGTCCCAGTTAGTGTAATGGCAAATGACTTCCTAACTACATACAAGTACGGATGGAAGACATCCTATTATCAAAACACATACGATCTCAAAACAGATGAGGTAGATGATGGTAAGAGTGATAAATTGGAATCGTTGTTAGCAGAACTACAGCAAGCAGAGGAGGAAGACTGCGAATCTTGTAAGATCTAAAAATCAAAACAATAAGTTAGTTTAAATAATTCTAGGAGACATCAGAACATGCAGTACGACTTTGTAGACTCTTCAACTTCAAAATCAACAGTGAAAGGTTTGACCGTATTTAATACGGATCAAGTAAATACCAAAAAACAACCAATGTTTTTTGGACAACCACTTGGAGTACAAAGATACGACTCTTACAAATACCCAGTCTTTGATAAACTTACTACTCAACAATTGGGATATTTTTGGAGACCCGAAGAGGTGTCTCTGCAAAAGGATCGTGGTGACTATCAAACACTTCGTCCAGAACAAAAACACATCTATACTTCTAACCTGAAGTATCAGATCATGTTGGATAGTATTCAGGGTCGTGGTCCTGGCATGGCGTTCATTCCATATTGCAGTCTCCCTGAGTTAGAGGCATGTATGGAAGTATGGGGATTTATGGAGATGATCCATAGTCGCTCCTACACCTATATTATTAAAAATATCTATTCGGATCCATCTGAGGTATTCGATAAGATTGTCACTGATGAGCGCATTCTAGAGCGTTCTAGAAGCGTTACAGAGTCATATGATGACTTTATTAACTCGGCACATCAATATGATAATTCTAACGAATGGGTACATGCATTGGAGCAAGTTCCAACCGCCATGGAGGGTAGGCGTGAACTCAAACGAAAACTGTACAGAGCAGTCGCAAACGTCAATATTCTTGAAGGTATTAGGTTCTACGTTAGTTTTGCTTGTTCATTCGCTTTTGGTGAACTCAAACTTATGGAGGGATCCGCAAAAATTATCTCTCTTATTGCGAGGGACGAAAACCAACACTTAGCAATTACTCAGAACATTTTAAATAAATGGCGTGAGGGTGATGATCCAGAGATGAGAGAGATTGCAAAGGAAGAACAAGAGTATGTGTATGCAATGTTCGATCGTGCAGTAACTGAAGAGAAGCGTTGGGCAGACTATCTGTTCAAGGATGGATCTATGATTGGTCTGAATGACAAACTCCTTCAACAATATGTTGAGTGGATTGCTAATCGTCGTATGAAGTCTATTGGTCTCAAACCAGTCTATGATATTGCTGCTAAAAACAATCCTCTTCCCTGGACGCAACACTGGATCTCTTCTAAGGGACTACAAGTTGCTCCTCAGGAGACGGAAGTTGAATCTTACGTTGTAAGTGGTATTAAACAAGATGTCAAAAAAGATACCTTCTCAGGATTTCAACTATAAATTTGAGCACCACTGGGGTGGTGAAGATACTTGGTTTACCAAGGGTAAGAGATGGGCGAACAAGCAAAAGTTCCCCATCAATCATCTTGCCCTTGGTTTTTTAGTATGGTTGCATGGGAGGTGGGTTGATGGTAGAGTTGATATGGAGATGGCATCTGTTGATGGTCAGGCAGATGAAATTGTAAAACAATGGGACAAAGAAGATGAGCAAAGAAAACCAGAAGTCGTGGAGACTGGAGTATTTGGAGATGAAGAGTGGTCTATCTCAATTACAAATCCAGTTGTTGTTAGAGGGACCGAAGAGTCTAACTCAGGCGTGGGCATTGGGAGCGATGAAATACGACTACAAAAAGAAATTCAAAAAAGAATGATTTTTGAAGGCGATTGGAATGATTGGTCTAATTATAAAGAAGATAATTTATAAATACTAATACAAAGTATTTTATTTTCCCCGTCATGGACTTTAGAACAATTAAAGAGGAATATAATAGTATTTACTCCAAGGCATCCCAACCACAAGTTCTCTCTGAAGATGTAGAACTGGTTGAGCAGTATCTCGACGAAGAGTATGAAGCAATTGTAGAACAGATTGTTTCTGATGAAGATTCTATCGAAGAAATTGTTTTTGAGATGCTTGATGAGGGATTCACTGCAGAAGAGATCGAAGATATTTTTGATGAAATTTTTGAAGCACAAGTGACAACTGGACAGGGATCCAGAATGGCAGCAGCATCTAGACTTGCACGTATGCAGGCTGCTAAGAAGATTACTAAGCAGAAGGAAAGAAAGGAAAAAGTAAAGGCAGCAGTAAGCAGTGCCAAGGGTGCTGTCAAGGGTGCTTTATCTGCAGCAAGGGGTAAGGCAAGTGATGCCAAATCAGCAGTAAGGGGTGCTGTAAAAGATGCTAAGCGTTCTTCTCACGTTGGACTTGCTAAGTATGCATCTAAGCGCAATCTGATGCCTGGTCCTGGTCTTAAAACCCAATCTTCAAAGGGTAGAGGAGAACTCCGTAGGGCAGTTGCAAAGGATGTTGCTGGTAGAGCAGCAGCAAAGGTAGACAGAGCAAAATCAAAAGCAACCGCTAAAGCAGCATCTGCAGCAGTCTCTGGATATGCAGCAGCACGCTCTGCTAAGCAAGCAGCATCTGATGTTAAGAACAGAGCAGTTCAGTCTGCTAAGAATAAAGCAGCAGTCGCTAAGCGTGGTATTGCTGATCGTATTTCTGCTGCTAAAGACAAAGTAAAAGCAGCGAAGGCGGGTGTTAAGAGCAGCATCGGTAAGGCAGCACGTAAAGTTGCTGACAAGGCAGGTGGAGTCGCTTCTAGAATGGGTGAGGAGACCAATTATGATCTGGTCCTCAAGTATCTCTACATGGAGGGTCATGTAGAGACCTTAGAAGAGGCAGAACAGGTCATGGTTAATCTGAGTCATGAAGAGATCGAAGCAATCCTGGAGCAGTGCTGATCTTAAAATAACATTAAAGACCCCCCCACAAGGGGGTCTTTTTTTATCTAAATACGGTAGAATAGAAGTAGATGATGATAGATTATGAAAACCCATGGATCTATGGTGGCGAACCTTTTGGTAGTGATGATATTGGGGACTACTTTGGGTTTGTTTATAACATTACCAATCTCACCAACCAACGACAGTACATTGGTAGAAAGTATTTTTGGTCGTTCAGAACGCCAAAAGGAAAAAAACGAAAAGTAAAATCAGAATCTGATTGGAAAAAGTACTATGGGTCTTGTCCAGAACTTAAAGAAGACATTATCAAATGCGGTCAATCAAATTTTAGTCGGTCTATTATCTCGTTACATAAAACTAAGGGCAAGACAAACTTTGAAGAGACAAGACAACTCTTCGGAAACAACGTCCTCACAGAGTCCCTTGACGACGGAACCCCTGCCTACTACAATAGTAACATCCTCAGTAGATACTACAGAAAAGATTACTATGGTAGAACCGACGACTGAAGAAATCGTCAAGCACGTTCATGACTGGGCAGTTGATCGCGTTACTAATTTGGTACAACCACCCGATGAAGTATATGTTACTGTATTTGAACCAGATAGGGAAAGTATAAAAGATGCTATGGCACTTGCTGCCGAATTTAATGAATGGTTTGATGACACGGATCCCTCACAAGATATTGAAATTATGTCTATAGAGAGGATCGAGTAAATAAATATTTAAATCCCATGGAATTTTGGGACCACCCAAGAGAAGTTTTTTGATTTGTGTCAATATTATAATGATAAACTTCTTGTTGGATACCACGCAACAATTATGACTAACAATTTAACCAGAAATGTGTTAATCAAAACCATTGTTTCAAATGAGATGTTTGGTATTAATGGTGAAGAATACACAAAACAGTTAAAAGAAATTAAATTAAAATGGGAACACGCTTCAAGTGAAGAACTCTGTAGAAAATATAATCAAATTAATCATACTAATATCACTGTAGAACTACTTGCTCCATAAATAAACTTGAACTGCTGCACCCATATCATGGCAGAAGAAATTAAAGAATCTCCCAAAGAGGAGGTTAAAGAGGTAGAAAAGAAGAAGGGTCCATTTGCAAAACTTAGAGAAGCTGCTGGGGATAGCGAGGAACACCTTGCCGTCCTTAGCACTTTCGTGCGTCTTGGGATCCTTGTTTGGTCTGGCGGCATTCTCACCCTTGCTTACATTAAGTTGCCGCCCGCACTTGGCATCCCCGAGCAGAAACTTGACCCGACTTTCATCG